CTAGTAGATAGTCAAAGGACAAAGGCAAAGAAGATTGAAATCCTTAGAGAATATGATGATCTTGCTTTGAAGGCAATTCTTATTTGGAATTTTGATCCTACAGCAATATCAGTTTTGCCTGAAGGCCCTGTTCCTTATAAGGAGAATGAGGTTCCTATTGGCACTGATCACACATCTCTTCGCAGAGAATGGAAAAATCTTTATCACTTTGTGAAGGGTGGAAATGATCGTCTGAGTGCTATTCGGAGAGAAACCATGTTCGTTCAGATGCTTGAAGGCCTTCATCCTGAAGAAGCAAAGATTGTATGTTTAGTAAAAGATAAAGATTTAGAGAGTAGATATAAAATTACTTATGATATGGTGCAACAAGCATATCCAGATATTCAATGGGGAGGACGTTCATGACTACAAAGACAGAGAAGAAAGCAGAACCACCAAAACAGATTGAAAAGAATACAGCACAATACTCCTGTCAGATTATTTTAGAAAAAACTACTATTGAAAAGGCAGAGGATAGGAATCTTCCTACTGATGCCTTTAACGTAAAATATACAGTAGAGGGTAAAGACCATTTGGATGTAACTCGTTCAGAAAAGATGGCAAATGTTTTTGACATGTACTATGATAAATATGGTGCAGGGTCAGTTAAGTCTATTGATTATGGATGTGGGACAATAAGACCCAATCTTTGGAATGTTAAACCACCTGAAAGGAAAAAAAGAAAAAGGAGGCCTCGTATCGATGAATGATAAAGAAATAGAACAACAAATCAATGATATTATTGAAGGAGAGATCCAGAATAGTATCAATGAATACCTTGAACAACAGGAAGATATTAAGGGAGAAGATAGTGGATTGGGATTTGTTAAAGATGAAGGTGGTAAATTAAATGTCAAGATATCTAAGGATGAAGTTGCTAAACTGGTAAAAGAATATAAGAAGCAAATGAAGTATAGAAAATCTAATCTTTTTCAAGCATCTCAACTTTTAGTGGACAAGAATGGGAAAGAATTAACGTCAGATTAGCGTCTATTTAGCACCCTAAATAATTGCGTATTTACGATGTACACACATTGTATATACATTGTGTTCATAAGTTGTGACTAATCTATGAACTTTATATAGCGAGACTCTACTGCTAGTGTAGTAGGGTCTCTTTTTGCGTATAAATAAAAGTTAGTCACGACTTAAGCACATGAAGCTATTAACAGCACCCTCATCAGAAGGGGAGGCACTAGCGTATGTTCAATTAATTAAGAGACATCCTAGTCCTAAAATTAAAAAAGCAGCTTATAAACTTGAATATTCTTTGTTAAACAGTTGGTATAGGAGGGACAATCAAGAAACTGTATCGTAGAATACAAGATTAGTTGCATATATAGTATAAGTGTGTTAGTATTAACACAACGTTCAGCCCAAAAGGGCCGCAAGTAAGCCGACTCGGAACGGAGCGTTCATCCTCATGGAAGTTCTATTAAGTACACTTCTAACGTGTGAATATGCTACAGGTTTGGTCAACCAGATCTACAAGCAGCATACTGACACACCAAAATCTGAACTCATTCAGATTGTGGCAGAGAGTACTGAGAAAGGATGCTTTGAGGACGCACAAGTTGACTGAAGGAACGGGGCCAAAATCCCTACTACTTTGGAGTAACACAATGGCACAAGTCACTTATCGTGGAGTCAAGTACGACTCTGACGAGTACAACGCAAAGGTGCTTGCAGAAGCAGCACAACGCAAAAATCACGATCTAATGTATCGTGGTCTTAAAGTTACCAAAAAGGTGGTAACTGCGTAATAATCAAGGGGGTTTACATACCCCCTTTTTTAATGTATAATTATTAAAAAGGTTATACTTATGGCACTACACATGAGAGAACAACTGATCAGAGCAGTGCTGGCACATGCTCAAGGTGAGATTGCAAAACATAGAGCAAATGTTGAAGTATATCTAGAACATCCTGCAGGTATTGGGGAGCATTCTGATATCACTGAAGCAATTCAAGTAGAGTTAGATAAGATTGCTAGGTACGATGATCAGGTAGAAGTTATAAACAAATATTTTAGATCAAGTCAAACTATGTCTGATATTGATAGAAGATCTCATGAATAAGGCAAAACTAAAAGTCTTAGTACAAGCTCTCAAAGAGATTGTAGATGAATTAGAATCCGAAATGTATGCTGATGAAGATGTATTAGCATTCACTCCTCCACCTGAAGATTATGATGAGGTCTTTAATGAATAGTCAGATTAAGTTAGTAAGTGTAACACCAGATGCTGAACAGCACATGGCATACGTGGCCCGTGTTAGCAACCCTAAGAACCAAGACAATGATAAGTTTGCTGGTCTTCTTAAGTATTGCATCCAGCACGGTCACTGGAGTGTTTTTGAGCAAGCATTCATGACGGTAGAGATCAATACTACTAGAGGATTAGCAGCACAGATATTAAGACATAGATCATTTACATACCAAGAGTTCTCTCAGAGGTATGCTGATAGTAGTATGTTAGGTAATGAGATCCCTTTGCCAGAACTAAGGAGACAGGATGATAAGAATCGTCAGAATAGTATTGATGATGTAGATCCTCTTGTGGTAGAAGATTTTAATCTCAAGATGCAGAGACATTTTGTAGATGGAATGAAATTATATAAAGAGATGCTTGAAGCAGGTATAGCAAAAGAGTGTGCAAGGTTTGTACTACCTCTTGCTACTCCTACAAGAATCTATATGACTGGTTCTGTAAGATCATGGGTACATTATATTGACCTACGTTCTGCACACGGAACACAGAAGGAGCATATGGCAGTCGCAGAGGGAGTTCGTAAGATTTTTGTAGAACAGTTCCCTATGGTATCAGAGGCATTGGGATGGATGTAAGAGTCATTGATAATTTTCTTCCTGAGGAAGATTTCAAAAAACTACAGGATCTTATTGTTTTTAACTACGATTTCCCTCTATACTTTCAAAAGTCAGTTAATAGTTACCAAGGTAATCCACAAGTATCGGCTGAGGAACTTTGGAATTGGTATGCTATTCATATATTATATTGTGATGGTAACTATGGTGACATTAGTAAGAACTATTATGAGGGTATCTTTAAATTATTTCTTCCCCACCTTAAGAATACTGGAATGTATAGATCCATGATAAGGATGAAAGTAAATATGTATCCTGGTACAGAGACTTTACGTGAACATTATCCACATGCAGATTATCCATTCGCTCATAACGCAGGATTATTTTCCTTGAATACTTGTGACGGCTTTACAAAATTGGTAGATGGTACTAAAATAGATAGTGTAGAGAATAGAATGTTGCTCTTTGATGGATCATCACTTCATAACTCATCAACAACCACTAATGCACCAGCAAGATTCAATATTAATTTCAATTTTCTTTAATAAATAACTACCCACTATTGTATTCATATGGCAACATACCCTGTCGTTAATCAACAAACTGGTGAGCAAAAAGAAGTCGTGATGAGCGTTCATGCTTGGGATCAGTGGAAAGAGGATAATCCAGATTGGATTAGAGATTTTTCTGACCCTTCTAAGATGCCAGCATTAGGAGTTGAGGTTGGTGAGTGGAGAGATAAACTCATTAATAAAAATCCTGGATGGGGTGAAGTCCTCCAGAAAGCTGATAAATCTGGTGGTATTGGAGCACGACTCGCCAAGAAAGGTATTGGTACAACACAGGGGGATGATTAAATAGTATGCCACGTAAAAAGAAAACGACAGATCCAATTGGTGTTGGTATAAGTATGTCAGCCAAGCAGATGAAAAGAAAGAAACCAATTAATACAGATATGATGAGGGACATTGAACCCCTCACCGATAATCAGAAAAAATTATTTGAGTCTTATAAGAATGGAAAGAATCTTGTTGCCTATGGTGCAGCAGGAACGGGTAAGACTTTCATTACTCTTTATAATGCACTACGTGATGTATTAGATCCTACTACTCCTTATGAAAAGATTTATATTGTAAGATCTTTAGTGGCAACCAGAGAGATTGGATTCTTACCTGGTGACCATGAAGATAAGTCTTTGCTTTATCAGATTCCTTATAAGAATATGGTGAAGTATATGTTTGAGATGCCATCAGATGCAGACTTCCAAATGCTTTATGGCAATCTTAAGGCACAGAATACTATTGACTTTTGGAGTACATCATTCATCCGTGGGACCACCTTAGACAAGGCTATTATTATCGTAGATGAATTCCAGAACTTGAATTATCATGAATTAGATAGTATAATGACACGAGTGGGTGCAGATACCAAGATAATGTTCTGTGGAGATGCTACTCAAACTGACTTGATTAAACAGAATGAAAGAAATGGTATTCATGATTTCATGAGGATCCTAAGGGTCATGCCATCATTAAACATCATTGAATTTGGTGTTGAGGATATTGTAAGATCAGGTTTGTGTAAAGAATATCTACTTGCAAAATTGGAACTTGGTTTATGAACTTCACTCATCATAATTTCTTAGGTGACATTGAACTAGAGAAAAAAGAAACACCTGGTTGTAGATTGTATCAATTGCCTGATGGTAGTTGGGTTCCTTCTATTACTTCAGTAACTTCATTTTATAATCGTGATATCTTTATCAAGTGGAGAAAAAGAGTAGGTATAGAAGAAGCAAATAAAATAACAAAGAAAGCCACTGCACGAGGAACTGATTTCCATGAAGCAGCACAAGCATATCTAGAGAACAAAGAACTTAACTGGGATGATTACAGACCAGCAACTAAGTTCATGTTCCATCATGCAGCACCATATCTGGACAAGATAAATAATATACACGCTATAGAAAGAACCCTTTACTCTGAGTACCTTGGTCTTGCTGGTAGAGTTGATTGTATAGCAGAGTATGAAGGTGAGTTAGCAGTCATAGATTTTAAGACATCTGAGAAGATTAAACCTGAGAAGTGGTTAGAGAACTACTTTGTTCAGGAGACCTTTTATGCAGCAGCTTACTACGAACTAACTGAGATCCCTGTTAAAAAACTTATCACCCTTATGGTAACTCCTAGTGGTGAAGTAAAAGTATTTGACAAAAGGAACAAAGGGGATTATATTAAACTTCTAGTTCGTTATATTAAAGAATTTGTACATCACAATACTGGGGCATCGAATGGAGAATGAACTAGAGAAGGCACTCGAAAGTAAGTTCTTTTGTCCTGCAAGATTTGCACAAGAGATAGAAAGTTTGGTGCAAGTTAATACTAATATGAATTACATTGATGCTATTGTTCATTTCTGTGATCAGAATGCGATTGATTTAGAATCAGTTCCGAAGTTAATATCTAAACCTTTGAAGGAGAAGATCAAGTACGAGGCACAAGAGTTAAACTTTTTAAAACGTACTAGTCGTGCTAAAATTATTTTTTAGCCTGAGGGGAGGCTAGCTTTTAATTCCAAAAAAGTCGGGAAAAAAACTCCAAGCTTTTTTTGCTCTATTACTTTTTTTAAATGATGCCATTTGATGCCTATCGTTGTTATTTGTCTTTAAAGAACCATTTCACCAAAGACCACTATGACTATCATAAGTATGGTGGGAAGACAAGGGCAACAGTACAGACTTTCTATAAAAGGAAGGATAGGTTCTGGTTTGAGAAATTTGCCAGATCTAAGAATGATAAGGAAGTAGAAGAATTTTT